AGAAATATTAAAGTTGCAGATTTTGATGACAAGATAGATGTGCTGCCAGTTGCAGATCCAAACATATTTTCTATGTCACAAAGATTAACTTTAGCACAAACAGGTTTACAATTAGCAATGTCAAATCCACAAATACATAATTTGTATATGGCATTTAGAAAAATGTATGAAGCATTAGGTATAAAAGATATTGATAGAATTTTACCACCACCAGCACCAAGAGCACCTAAAGATCCATCTTTAGAACACATCGATGCACTAGGTGGCAAACCTTTTCAAGCTTTTCCTGGTCAAGATCATAGAGCACATATCACAGCACACTTAAATTTTATGTCAACTAACATGGTTAGAAATAATCCTGCTGTTATGGCTGCTTTACAAAAAAATATTTTAGAACACATCAGTCTAATGGCTCAAGAACAAGTACAATTAGAGTTTAGAGAACAATTATTAGAGATGCAACAGCTTGCACAACAAGCTGCAGCCAATCCACAGATACAACAACAGTTGGAACAGATGGGACAACAGGTTGAAGCACGAAAAGCTGTGTTGATTGCAGAGATGACAGAAGATTTTATGAACGAAGAAAAGAAAATAACGTCACAATTTGATCATGATCCGTTATTAAAATTAAAATCAAGAGAAGTTGACTTAAGAGCAATGGAAAACGAACGTAAAAAACAAGAAATGGAAAAAAGAATGCAAATTGATCAAGCTAAATTAGTTCAAAACAGAGAAATAACTGATGACAAGCTTGAGCAAAACGAAGAATTAGCAGAATTACGTGCTGATACTTCACTTGAAAAGCAAGAAATAGCTAATGACAATAGATTAACACTTGCAAACATGAAACCAAGAGGTATAAAACAATAATTATGATGAATTATAAAAAAGGTGGCAAAGAAATTAAGATTGAGCCTTCTAAAGTTATAGTCGACCCAAGATCAGAGGTAAATGTTCAAAAAAAACCTATGATATCGGCTGGAAACAAAGAAGCTGTCAAAGGTTTTGGCGCTGCTAGAAAACAAAAAGACGTAACTTGGTATTAGTATGTGGTTTGGTGCACTTAAGCTTGGCTTAAACGCAGCCACGCACATTTACAAGAAAAAACAAGAAACAAAAATGCGTATGGCTGATGCTCAATGCATGCACGCAGAAAAAATGGCCCGAGGTG